CGGCACACAGTTCTCACCCACAGACGAACTAGAGAACGACCTAACTATCACTGGTGGTAATTTCTAATGGCAGTAACCCTAAAGATTAAACGCCGCGCTAGTAGCGGGAATGCTGGAAGCCCCTCGACGCTTAAGTCGGGTGAGTTGGCATTTAATGAAAATACATCCGACAAACTGCTGTACTACGGGTACGGCGATGATGGATCTGGCAACGCAACGAGTGTCATCGCTATTGGTGGTGAAGCAATTCCAAATTCTGGTCTTGCCAATAGCTCAGTCACCATCAACAGCAATTCACTGTCTCTGGGTGGCAGCCTCACGCTGGATACCGATGATATTGGTGAGGGTTCATCTAACCTCTACCACACAACTGCCAGAGCAAGAGGTGCGCTTTCTGCCACTACAAACACGGGCGTAACTTACACCTCAGGTACAGGTGTCATCGCTCTGGCATCTGTTCCTAACAGCTCTCTGACAAACTCGGCTGTTACTGTCAACTCGAACAGCGTCAGCCTTGGTGCATCCATCACGCTGGATACTGATGACATTGGTGAGGGTTCGAGCAACCTCTACTACACGGACGCTCGTAGTCGCGCGGCAGTCAGTGCAACAGCAAATAGCGGCCTGACTTACAACAGTTCAACTGGTGCATTCAACCTCGCCAGTATCCCGAACACAGCACTCGCTAACAGCAGCATCACCATCAATGGTGTTGCGACACCTTTGGGTGGCTCTACAACTACAACATCTGTTAGCACTGGCCTCGGTACTACAGTTACCTTTCAGGGGACTGCAGGTGAGGTAGATGTAGCCACTAACAGTGGTACAAACACATTTACCATCGGTTTGCCGAATGATGTCAACATCACCAATGATCTGTCTGTTGGTAATGATCTGACAGTCACGGGGGATTTGACCGTAAATGGTGCTCTTGTATCGCTGTCCACTACCGAAGTCAAGGTTGAAGACAAAAACATTGTCCTCGGTGATACCAGTACGCCAACAGATACAACCGCTAATGGTGGTGGTATTACACTGAAAGGTGCTTCTGATTACACAATCGTATGGTTGGATGCCACCAATTCCTGGACTTTTAATCAAAACATCAATGTGACCAGCGGTGGATTAAGCATTGGTGGTACACAGGTTATCAATGGAAGTCGTGTTGTCAGCAATCTTGCTATTACTGGTTCTGGTAATACTGTTGATAATGTGACCCTAGATGGCGGAACTTTCTGAGCTTAGTTAGGACTTATGGCTTCCACTATTAAACATATTCGATCGGCAGTCGCTGGGCGGACACCTACAACCTCTCAGCTTGAGCTGGGCGAATTGGCCATCAATACAAATGATGGCAAGGTCTTCATTAAGAAGAGCGTTAGTGGAACCGAATCGATCGTTGAGATCGGTGCAGGCGGTGGAGGATCATCTCAAGGGGTGATCCTCGAATCGCAGCAAACTATTAGCAGCAATGTGACACTAACCAGCGGCTACAATGGTGTATCAGCAGGTCCCGTAGAAATAGCAAACGGCGTGACTGTAGAAGTTCCTAACAACGCAACCTGGGCGATTGTCTAATGGCTTACGGATCAGTAAAAGTTGACACTATTATCACCAGTACGCAGTCGCTTACTGTTGACAATATCCCCACAGGAGCTAATGGGTCTGTTACGAATGCTCAACTCGCGGGAAGTATCACCGACAGCAAATTAAACACCATCTCTACAGCAGGGAAGGTAAGTGGCGGCGCAATAACCAGTGGGACAATCGCTGGTAGTACGGCAATTAGTACAAGCGGACAACTCTCTACCTCCGGCAAAATGTCGGTCGGTTCCACCTCGGTTTCAAGCAATACAGACCTAGACGTTACCGGAGCTTATGCAGGTAACAAAGTAACAATGAGCAATACGACCGTTGATTGCTCCACGGGGAACTATTTCTGCCATACAGCAGGAAGCAATACAACGTATCACTTCGCAAATGTCGCGCCTTCAGGACGGTCCTATGCTTTTACTTTGGAGGTATATCACACTGGAGGAACACTGAGTTGGCCGAGCAGTGTGAAATGGCCGGGAGATAGCGCACCGACTCTTTCAACTGGAAAAACTCACGTCTTCGTCTTTGTAACTGATGATCAAGGATCAAGATGGAGAGGAGTATCGGCCGTTGACTACGTCAACTAAACAATAATTTGACGTAGTCAACATTTGCGTCAGGGACGCTCAGGATAAGTGACTGTAAACGGGAAACCAGATTGACTCGGCAAGTCGCGTAGGCTCTGACGATAGCTAGTCCAGGCTGCTCTATCCTCAGGGCTTAGACCGTTATCAGCGAGCTGAGTCCAATCTGACGCAGTCAAATGGTTATTTCGGGTGTTGCGTTCCAGTGCTGCCTGCATCTCGGCAACCGCTGTCCTCTCTTCCTCGGTCAAGTCTCTAGTTTCCCATTCTCGTACCCATTGATCCCCACTCAGCCGAGGCTCACTGAGTTCACAACTCTGGGTAGCAGCATCGACAATCGGAATAGGGGTTTGATCGTGAACCCGCACAACGTTCCATTCAGCTAGATCCTCTTCTGAAAGTGGGAAAGCGAAACTAACATTAGGATTATCCCTCCTGAGCATGGAAGCATCATAAGGAAATTGAACTACGGATTGATTTTCAATCAGTGCGTACATGGGACTTGTAATTACGTTAATAGATAAAAAATAGCAGTTAATTCAAAGAGAGTAATCAACCGGTCCAGGGTCCATTTGATGTAGGCCAGCCAGGACGACCAGAAACTGCAATTCCGTACTGAGTGGTATCGATCCTTACAAGGATAGCGCCGCCTGCGCCTGTACCTCCATGACCGAATCTGGAACCTCCTGATCCGTCATCACCGCCTCCACCACCGAAAGAGCCGCCTCCACCACCATTGTTGTATGAACCTTGGTTTACAGACAAGCGGTGTTTATTAGATTCTCCGGGTGAGGGGCCATAACCATATTGACTACCTGCTTGAGCTTGGGTCGAGCTATATCCACTCCCATCAGTTGATGAATTAGATTGCCCACCGTCGTAGCCATATCGTCCCCCACTACCGGTACTGCTACTACCCCCATAAGCTTGTCTATTTTGACCACCACCGCCTCCACCTAAACCTTTACCATCACCGGAACTTGCACTGCCGAATCCCTGAAGGTACTGCCCATTTCCTCCTCTTGGATACTCGTAGCCGGTATCAATGTTCGTAATAGCATTGAATTGAGCGCCTTGATATTGTCCTGCCCCACCACCATTTTTATGTCTACCTTCACTGCCAACCACCATAAGGCTATTGGGACAGGAAAATTGTGCAATTTGGGTGTTGCTTCCACCAGCACCCTCAGCCGTGGCAATGGTTGAACCAGCATCTATTACTGAGGTATTGGAGAGCTGGTGGCCTTTGCTACTGCCGTAGGTATTACTCTCCCAATGGGTATTCATCCCCCCACCAATCCTTAAAGTCAGGTTGCTAGTGGGAGCGTAAACCAATCGAACACCTGCAGCACCACCACCGCCGCCTCCACCACCGCCAGTGTTGGCACCTCCTCCTCCAACCATTTCAATATCTAAATCGAAACCGGCGTAACCACTAAGTGTGAAATTTTTGGCTGCATGAGATACAGAGGCGTAGTGCCCCCAAGTGTTATATACACCACCACTACCAATGTAAAAAAGAAGGCCGTAGCCATTCAAGACAACACGGCCACCACTTGAATGGGTGCTGCCATTAGTTGTTCCAAAAAGTGGCGCACCCCCTGCACCTCCTGCCGCGCCAAAATATAAAGCCTTAGAAATAGGATCCATGACAAAATCTTCTTCTTTTTAGTTGTCGTAATCTACCAAAGAGGAGGCTCTCCAACGAGAACCACCATCGTCAGTAACTAGCATGAAGAGGTGTGTCTTACCTGTACTAACTGTTGGAGCAGTATTTCCTGGGAACTTGACAGCACTAGGCCATGAAAAAGATCCAGACTGATGCGTGATCTCAACAACCATCGCATAAACGCACCCGGTTGGAACGTTACTGAAGGTGATATTTGAGTTAGCGCTGGAAATGATCAGCGTAAAGTAGTTTCCCTGAGCGCAATTAAGAGCGAGAGTGAAACCTTGGGGTACAACGTAGGCTTTGTACGGTCCGTTTACATAAAGTTCGTTAAAACGACCGTGCTCAACCCAAGCAGATCCACTCCATACCTTTAGGCAATGGGGAGTGTATGTTGTATCGAGCCAAGTTTCGCCTTTGGAGTTGCCACTGACTCCACCTGATCCCGGTGAGGAATTAGGCGCATTATTGCCGATGTAAGTAGGTGCAATCTTTACCAGCGTTGACTGCGCGGACTTAATGTAGATAGCTGGATCACTTTGCTCAGTGTTGAGCGCAAGCTGACCATCAGATAAGTTGGCTTGATTCGGTCGTTTGCTAGCAGTAGAACTGCGTAGATTCTTAATAGGTAAAGTCATAACCCTGCGATCAAAACCCTAAAGGGCGTAGTTAAATCAATACGTTCCGCTATCAAGCGCAGTCGTAGATGTGTTCAATATAGCCACGACCTGAGCAGCAGTCAGATCTTCTGGATCACCATTACTGCCACCTGTAGCACGACCCTTAATAGTCCCTGCAGTCATAGATGCAACAGCTACACGAGCAGTGTTAATCGTGGAAGAACTGGTATTAACGACGGCAATCAGTTGATCAGCTGTAAGGTCGATTGGAGCGCCAGTACCGCTAGATGCAGCACGACCTTTAATTGTGGCCGCCGCCATATTGGCTAGCTTGGCGTTCGTAACGCTACTAGCAGCAATAGTATTATCACCGAAAATACTAAACACCAACGCGGTGGAGTCTAGGGTCGGCCCGGAGGTGGACTGAATAAATGACTTACCCGCATTAGCCGTGCCCGACTCCACGAACATGAACGAGCCAGCACCAATCTCATTGTTCGTATTGAAATCAAGCGCTCTAGTCAGAACAAACGGATTACTTCCATCGCCGACAGTTGTGACGGTATAAATACCATTTTGTGTGCCATCACTCTGATCCTTCAGAAGAACTCGGTTTGATACTGAAAGACTGACGCCATCTACCTGAATTGCACCATTAGAGTTGGCGGTAAGTGTTTGGCCACTATTGTTGTAAGTTCCAGCAAGGTTACCAGTGGTCGCGACAGTTACCGATTCTTTGACATCCAGTCCTTGAGCAACACTGTCAACATAAGCCTTACTTGCTAAATCCCCGTCATTCAGGGGTAGCGCAGCACCAGTCAGACGTGCGCCATTGAGACTCCGTACACCGCTGATAGCATCGATGATGTTGTTGGCGTTTGCTCCAATAGCGACGTCAGAACCGTCGGCTGCAACTGTAATAGTGTTGCCCGAAGCTGGCTTAATTCCTTTCAGTTCAGCGCGATAGGCACCAGATACAAGGGTTTGAGTATTGTGGACAATACTGATACCAGAACTACCGACGTGGGCAACGGAATTAAGACCGACAAGGTTGGCCAGAGCTGCTGATGCAGTCGTTGCTCCGGTGCCGCCTTGTGCAATAGACAATGCAGTAGTAAGGCCAGAAATAGAACTAATATCTGAATTAGCTCCAGACTTAGCAGCACCTAAATTAGTTCTGGCTCCCGCAGCAGTAGAAGATCCTGTGCCACCCGTAGAGACGCCCAAAGGCGCACTGGTATCGAGGGCATTGATGCTGATATTTGACGGATCGACATCAAGCGTAATAGACGTATTGCTGTCAGAAAGAGACGCACTAAGTTTGTTGGAACCGAGCTTCAAAGGCCGGAGTGTAAGCGTCTTACTCCCGTCAGATTCAACAGTTACGCTGGAAATAAGATCGTAATGTGTACCGCTTACATTGCTATTTCCAGCGCTGACTACACCTGTATTGTTTACGGTGATGTTGGCACGGTCATTGGATGAGTCGTCTGCAACAACAACATTGATACCAGGACCATCTACAAACCTACCCTCTTGCCGTGTGCTTGAGGTAGTACCGTCGTGAAATATGGATTTCTGAATCGACGTATTATTGACTACAGCAGCAGTTAGTTGACCATTAGCATCGTCATAGGTGAAGTTAATGGTGGTTGTATCAGTCGCTAGAGAGCCAACAATATCTTGAATGGCTTCCTGGACATTGGCCCAGGTGATCTGCTTAGCTTCTGTACTGGTCGCGCTCAGCCGATCGACAATCAGCATGATGTCGTCAGCCGCTGGCGTGACGAGCGTATTCAGATCGGTGATGTTGCGTGTTGCGACCATGTCAGATGGCTCCTGTTACCTTGATTTCCTTAAGTACCGGAATAGTTGAAGACGCCGATTGCTCTCGATTCCAATAAAAGAGACGCAAAGGGCTAGCTGCGTTTGTATTACTGAAAGTCGCAATAGTGACGTCTGCTTTCTTCAACGTCACAGAACCACTGCTACCAGTGCGAGTCAGAGTGAAAATCTCATCTGAAGCTACAGTAATTGTACCGGAGCCGGCAGATTGAATATCAATATCTGTGTTAGCGACAGCGTTTGCCCGTGTAGAAGCAAGCTTGATCGAATTAGCAGAAGCACTAATCACGAAGTAACCGACGTTAGTCGCAAGGCCTCCAGGCACAGTGCCAGTAGAGGTAATAACGACCCTATCGCCAGTATTAAAAGGATGAGCCGTGATAGAAAGCTCATTGCTAGCGGTATCGACTGATGAAACAGCAGACGGTTTACCAATGGTGGCAACCTGTGCAGCCTGAACATTGACACCAATTTTTGACGGTGCTGTTGTGAGACGCCCGAAGCCAATCGGAAAACGGTTAGCACTCGCTTGATTGATGTTGCTTTGTCCCCACTGAGACAAAGTATTTAATTCTGCGTCTGTTGCTAATCCAATAGAAAGATTTGACTGACCAACAGCAAGCGTACCTGCCAAAAGGTTTGCGTCTACCTTAAATGAAACAACTGCGTCTGTTGGATCGTCATTGGGATTTAGAAAAATCTGAGTCCCAATCGCAAAACTAAATGGACGATCCTCGTTGTTGGCAGGTTGTCCAGTCGCAGAAGTATTGATGAGGTTCGATCCTGTAGCCATTAGCTCACCCTATTTGTAAGATACAGATTCACAGTTGGAGCGGTCTGCACGGTGTAAGTATCGGAACTTGTAGTATTTACAAGTCGCATCCATTCAGCATTATATTCCGTGGATTTATCCAAGGATGTATAAGTGGCATTGAATGGTTTGGCCAGCACAACCAGCTCAGAACGATAAACCGGGGACAACTTTGCAGCTACAGAGGAGGTGAGATCAAGCTCGTAAAAAGCAACAAGGGTATCACCTGCCGAGATACCTGTAGTAACAGCATTTGTATCTACTTTAGCCGCTTTAATTTTGAAAGTATTTACAGAATCAACAGACAAGACGTAATACGCTACATTATTTAGCTGTATCCGCTGGTTCGCATAAATACGAAGTGGAAATGCCCTGTTGACGGTGATTAGTCCAGTTGACGAATCAAAGGACTCTACCGTGATAGAAACAGACTGATTAGGGAACTCAGTTGGGGCATCAAACTCAGTAGTTAAAAGCTCTCGTTGAGTCGCAAAGATTTCAGTGAGATCAAATGTTGCACCTTCCGTAGATACCAAATAACTCCCAATACGTTTACCACTTTTTACGATGCGATAATCGTTGAAGCTAACATCGACAGAAAGAAGGTCACCACTTTCGTATGGTCTGTTGATTGTCAACCGTTCCGATGTGGGCGGTTCTTGCGTAATCGCGAATTCGGTTTGTGTACTATCAAAGCTTGTAATAAGAACTGGTACAACATTAAAAGGAGAAACGTAGTCTCCAGTTCTAAACGGAAGCTCACCATTCAAATGGCCAACCTCTCCAGGCTCCACCATTACAGGATCAAGCCAAAGCTCAATCTCAACTAAATCAGAAGCACCAACAGTCATTAAGGTTGGTGAGGTCATGAAGAGATTTTCTACTTCATCACCGTTATCATTGATGATTGTATTTTTAGAGCGAATAGTGGCGAGAGATTGCCCAGCTCCAGAGTATTTGCCCCCAATGACGGGTTCAACAGAGGAACCGAAACCAGCATCTATAACACGAATTTTTGCCGCGTCGTCGGACCCACCATCAACTAAGACTGAAGCACCATAACGCTCAATGAAGTGACTTCGAGCTAGGTTACCGCTGTTATTGATCTCAACCCAGATAGGCAGCGAAGGGGTCTTGAGAGATGGGACGTCATAACTCCGAGTGCCACCAGCACCGTCGTCCTCGGTAAGATCATTCCGCTTCTGAGTATCGGCAAGAATAAGTTCGTGAGCCAGAATCCACCGTGCTCGGGGGATCTGTGTGATTGAGGTGGGGAGAGCCTCATCCTTATCAACAAGATAGAAGAAGATACGGACATTGCTAGCGCCGTACCACCCCCACTCGATCATGGTCATGAACGTCTGACTTAGATCGAGCGTCTGCTTCGATTGGCCAGTGCCGTCCAACTTGTCACCAGTCCATTGGGAGCGTGGAACCCGCGTCTCAAAAGTCAGACCATTGCCCGCACTATTCCGATAGAGGACGTTAAGACGATCGCCTTGTCCGTCACCTTTGCATTCGACGAAAAAACCATCACTACTATCGCCAACCCCCCATAGTCGAGTGAGACTGACAGGACTGCCTTCAACTGAAAGGCGAGTAGCAAGGCTCGCTCTTACAATGCGGCCTGGCTGGTAGCGATAACGGCGCTTAGTAGCAATTCTGGCCCGCTGAAAACCGCCTTTATTGGTGCTCAGGGTCAGTTGGGCGGAATTAGCCGAGGTGTTGTACCTGACCTCACCATTGGGTGCAGGGCTGTATTGTGCAGATGTCTCCTTAAGTTGAGTCCAACGGGCAGACTGAGTGCTGTCGTCTAGAGGCCTTTCATTAAGGCCCGTGACGTCATAAATCCAATCTTCTGTTGAAAGCTCGAACTGATCGTCTTTAGTTAGAAAATTGTAAGGACGTGTCTGCCTCGGAAAACCAAGGAGATCACGATCAACCTCGGTCTTTGCCCGATAGTTGTCGATTACTGGGAAGGTAAAGTTCTCCTTCGGCAGAACCAGTGGGATGCTCTGAGCGGCAGGGTTCTGACCGCTCGGA